GTTATGGCGGAACAGGCTGATCTGGTTGACATTGTTACGAAACTGACGCCGTTGGCGGTCATAAAGGGTTAGGAGGCCCATATGGAACTGAAAATTTTGGAAGCGAGTTTTCACAGAAACGGTGTTGGTGGGGCTGGGTTCTATGCAATCATTTTTGAGGACAAGGATGAAGGTAGGATGGTCGCCTCGCTGTTTGATGAACCAGGTTACTGTGCGGTGTATAATATTGACGAACTGAACCGTGGTAACATTGCCTTTGCAGGTGGTAATTCGTGGCGAGGTGATAGGTATGAAGAAATCCTTAGACCAATGCTGAAAAGCTTCATGGAAAACAACGGCACCAACAGAATTGGACCATTTTCAGTATAACCACTTGATGCTATTACATATCATTTCACTTGACAAAGGATGTTGGTTGTGATAGAATGGTGCCATTGAAGAAAGGAATAGTTCCATGTTGTTAGAGGACATAGGGTTTTATACGCTTACCGAGGAAAGGGTTAGGACAGCGTCCCATAGGACACCCCTGTCCAGATGTGAGCTGATACTCACCTCCAAGTGTAACTTCAGGTGCCCTTACTGCCGATCCATTGGCGGTGAGGACATGGATTTTACTCAAGCATCTGATATTGTTCACATGTGGGCTAAGCATGGCTTGAAGGCCATAAGGTTCTCTGGTGGTGAGCCTACGTTATGGCCGGGACTAAGGGATTTATGTTTTGAAGCCAAAACGGTAGGCATCAACCGGATAGCGATCTCTACCAACGGGTCAGCTGATACCAAGGTGTATGATTTCCTGCTCCAGCACTGTGGGGTCAATGATTTCTCGGTCTCACTGGATGCGTGTTGTGCTGGCGATGGGGACAGAATGGCAGGTGGTATTACGGGAGCCTGGTACCGTGTAGCGAAGAATATTGAATGGCTGGCTAGTCGGACATATGTTACCGTCGGTATCGTTTTGACGGAACATAATATCGACGGAGCAGCGGAAACAATAAGATTCGCAGCCAGCTTGGGAGTAAGTGATATCCGAGTGATTCCAGCGGTCCAGTTCTCCAATAGGCTTCGGAACATTGATATTGGTATGGGCCTTCTGGAAAAGTATCCCATCTTGCGTTACAGGATCAATAACATCAAGGAAGGATTACCTGTACGCGGATTGATGGCTAATGATTCCGCTAAGTGTGGATTGGTGCTGGATGACATGGCAGTAAACCATGGCAAGCATTATCCATGTATTATCTATATGCGTGAGGGCGGTAAGGCCATAGGTCTGGTTGGAGCTAATATGAGAGACCAGAGGTTCAAGTGGTACAAGAGGCATAAGACACATGAGGATCCAATATGCCGGAATCAATGCTTGGATGTGTGCCGGGAATATTCCAACAAATATGAGGCTTACCGTGGAACACCTGAATGAGGCGAGCTTTGATTGGCTTAACTGGCGCAATGGTTCGGTGTTAGAAATTTTTGATATACGTCACCGGTACGAGCCAATCTATAGGAACCGGGATCTGGTACGCCAATATGCAGTAGGGTACTGTAAGGCAGACAATATCCCATGTAGACCAAAACCCGGCTCCATGGCGGTAATGTTCGATACAGGTAGAGAAAACTGGAACCCTTGGTGGACACATTTCACCGTGAGGGAATTTACAGCATGTTTTCCGGAGGAAGAGGTATGGTAGAACAGTTTTTCCTATGGTGGTTTGAGGAGCACTACATCTGGTCTACGCTGCTCACGCCGTTTTTGGTCATGTTATGGACCATCTTCAAAGGGGAGTTCATCTGGAGGGGTGTGGTGGCGTGCTTGGTATGGCTAGGGGTGTGGTGGCGTGCTTGGTATGACTAATGTTCACTAGATACTCACATAAGTAGGAGGACATTATATACAGACGGATTTATTAGGGGACCGCATATGAAGGTATGAAAATGTAACCAGGAACTACCTTACACCAAAGGTTCCTGTGTTAGTCCGTGTTGTCTGGAAACCAGGTTATAAGGAAGCAAGTAATTCCGGCTATGAAACGTTTCATAACTGCGGCTATGACACCATGCACCGGACATGTCAAACATGTGGGTATTCATGGTATGAGAGACCACTTGACTATAAGGAAACAAAATGAACAAAGAATCAGCAGCGGAGCTATTTGGGGTATCACCGTCCAATGTGTCCAAATTTGAGCGGTTAGACCCGTTTAACGGGTTTACACTAACCGGGTACATAGTGGCCTCGGAGCATAACTATGGCTCCATGGTGATCACCAAGATAGACAATTACCTCACGGAACAAGTGGTGTACTCAACACCAAAGCTCAAATACCCATTTGACCGGAATGGCGTATACAAGTTCCCCGAAGCCAAGCGGATCAATGTATATACCAAGCTGGATGGCACGGCTATCATTTGTTTTTTCTATACCCTAAAAGGCACCAAATACCTGGCTTACAAGACCCGGCTTACTCCATTCCTACAGGAATCCAAGTGGGGCTCATTTGTTGACATGTGGGCCAAAGTTCTATCTGAGCATCCTGGCCTACAGGACTACATCAAGGACCACGTATTCAACAAAAACGTGAACCTGGTGTTTGAGCTATACGGGTACCTCAATGAACATCTGATCCGGTATGATGTTCCTCTTGACACCAGGTTGTTATTTGGTGTGAAACAAACCAATGGTGCTGTGGTGGACCCAGTGGATCTACATTTCCCGATGGTAAATGTTTGTCAAGAAGTCTCCATCACCAACTGCCATGACCTGTATTCATGGTACCAGAAGTTTAAGAATGAGCAGGAGTTGAAAAATGTTGCGTTGGAAGATGGGTCCATAGAGGGTTCGGAAGGTTTTGTCTGGTACCTGCACGGGGTGGATGGGGTGGTTCACCAGTTCAAATTGAAACCACCGTCGGTTGAGGAAATACACTTCCATATGGCAGATGGCTCACGTATTCATAAGAACACTATACGGACAACGATCCAGAACGCCTACGAACATTCTTCTGATGTATCCTATGAGATCGTGCGTGATCTGTTGATGGAGGAATATGACGCCCGGGTGATCGAGGCCTACAAGGCAACCATCATCCAATGTATCCAGGTGATACAGGCCAATATTGACTTTAGGGAAAAAGTGCTTCAGTTGTATAAGGAACATGGGCTGGATGTGATCGCTGATAAAATTGGAACCATGAGGACCTTGTCTGGACACTTTACCGGTAAAGACATGAAGAAGGTCTATACCGTGTTGAAGAACCATATAGAAGCACGGCATGGAACAACCGGGTAAAGCAAGAGTATTATCAGAGGCGGAAGCGATGCATTTCGTTGGCTCTACGCTTACATGTGATACAAGAGATGATAAAGGATCCTTGGAAATACTTCAAGGAGGAATATGAAAGGTGGGTAAAAGGAAATGAACTGGAACGAAATTAGGAAAATCCACACCTGGTTACCCAATACCGGTGAGGGTTGGCACCAACACCCAAATGGGGAAGGTTGGGTACAGGATACTGCCAGGGTGGAAAATACCGCTTATGTGGGTCCGGAGGCCCTGGTCTCTGGTGAAGCCTGGGTCTATGATGAAGCCCGGATCTCTGGTAAAGCCTGGGTCTATGATAAAGCTGAGGTTTCTGATGAAGCCCTGGTCTCTGGTAAAGCCCGGGTCTCACATGAAGCCCGGGTCTATGGTAAAGCCCGGGTCTCTGGTGAAGCCTGGGTTTCACGTGAAGTCCGGATCTATGGTGAAGCCTGGGTCTATGGTAAAGCTGAGGTTTCTGATGAAGCCCTGGTCTCTGGTAAAGCCCGGGTCTCACATGAAGCCCGGGTCTATGGTAAAGCCCGGGTCTCACATGAAGCCTGGGTTTCACGTGAAGCCCGGGTCTATGGTAAAGCCCGGGTCTATGGTCAAGCCCAGGTCTATGGTCAAGCCCGGGTCTATGGTGAGGCCGAGGTCTATGGTAAAGCCCGGGTCTATGGTCAAGCCCAGGTCTATGGTCAAGCCCGGGTCTATGGTAAAGCCCGGGTCTCACATGAAGCCTGGGTCTATGGTCAAGCCCAAGTCTATGGTCAAGCCCGAGTCTATGGTGAGGCCGAGGTCTATGGTGAAGCCTGGGTCTCTGATGAAGCCCAGGTCTATGGTCAAGCCCGGGTCTCTGGTGAAGCTCGTATATCTAAAACTTCCGATTATATCACCATTGGGCCTATTGGAAGTAGATCAGCCATACTAACAGCGTTCCGGTCTACATCCGGCATAACTCTGGTGACTGGTTGCTTTATAGGTGACCTGGCTGGTTTCCGGAAAGCGTTGGAAGGTGAGACCGGTAAGCACTATGAGGTGGATTATCCCATTTTCCTGGATGCCATTGAAAAATATTTCCAATAATTTACTAACCTAACCGAACATGATATACTTAACCCATGATTGATCCCACTCTACTTGAAAAGCTAATCATCAAGGGCTGTTATGAGTCAGAGCAGTACCTTGCCTTAGTGTCCACTATCTTCCAAGACAGATACTTCGATGATGCTGTAGTTGGAAGGATGTTTGGCCAGATTTCCACTCATTTCAAGCAATATGGCAAAGTGATACCAGAGTCAAGCCTAGCTAGCGATCCCGATGCTAAATCTGTGTTCGACGAAATTCGGTCCACCGACTTTGATATTGCCAAGAATTATGACTATCTGTATCAGGAGACCGAGACCTATCTAAGGGAGAAAGCTATCAAGGCCGCCATCTTGGATTCCGTGGATGTGGTAAATGCCAAAAAAGACATGGGTAGCATCCGGGCCCTGCTTGAGGATGCTATGTGTAAGAGCCTAAAGGTTGACCTGGGGCTTGAGTATTGGAAGAACATTGGGGACCGGTTACGCCGGGCCTTCATGTCTGATGTGGGCCGCATTCCCTCTTACTACCCCCAGTTGGATGAATACATAAATGGTGGATTTCCGCCATATACATTGAATGTTTTCCTAAGCAGGGTCCATGGGTTTAAAAGTGCTTTTATGGCCAATGTAAGTGCCAGACAGGTTCTCCGAGGCCATAATGTGGTAATTATGAGTCTGGAGATGTCCCAAGATATGTATGCCCAGAGGTATGATGGTATTTATTCTGGGCTCAATATCAATAGGATGTATTTGGACAAAGAATTAAAACTGGCCTTAATGAAAGCTTTAACCAAAAAGGCCGTGGAGAATAAGGGTAAACTTTATATCAAGGAGTTTGCTACAGGTAAGGCCTCGGTAAACGATTTCCGGATTTACCTTAGAGAATTACAGATGAGGCAGATCAAGCCAGGTGTATTGTATTGTGATTACCTTAACCTTATGAAAAAAAGTTCCGGACCTAAAAAGGATATGTACAGTGATGTAAAAGAGATAGCGGAGGAGCTTAGGGCTCTGGGCCTGGAGTTTAATTGTCCGGTTGTCTCCGTGAGTCAGTTGAACAGAGAAGGGTCGGATGATATACCCCTATCATCACTGGACATCGTTCATATATCAGAAAGTCTTGGTCTCGCAGCCACTATTGACTGTGGTATTATATTCGGCAACGAGGCCGACATCCGGACATATGAACAGGAGCTACATTACAAAATCCTCAAGAACCGGTTAGGCGGCCGAGTGGGTGAGATCAATAAGTTCTATTATGACGCTGCCAGCCTCACCATCTATGATTCCTCCGAACTGGACGCCTGGAGAACAGCATCCTTAACATCCGGTGACAACCGGCGGCTGAAGGACAAAAAGGTGGATATGCCAAAAGGTTTAGGTAAGCGAAGCAGGAAACGAAGGGAGGACGAAGAATGATAAAATTATGTGATGCGCGATTATTCATAGACTGTGAATGGGTGTACGACAATAGGCAGCAGATAACGGGCCCGTATGTGTGTTCTGTGTGTGGTTCCCAATACACTTATTATCTGGTAAAATTTTTAGACCGGAAGGAGGCCAAAAATTGACTATAGGCTGCTGGGTACCACAAACAATTATGCTACTTAGTGTGATATTCAACCTGACAAGCAAACACACAGTACTCAAAACCGGAGTCGATGGAGTGGCCTATATTCTTGGCTTACTATTAATGTACTGGGGTGGATTTTTCGATTGTCTCCTCACACAATTAAAGCTCTGGCTAAGTTAGACCAGCTCATACAGGCCTGTGCGCGGTGTTCCTTGCATGAGGGCGGTAGGGCCAAGCCTTATTGGACGCTGGAATCTAAGTACCTCATCATAGGGGAAGCGCCCGGCAGGGATGAGGTGAAGGCTAATAGCCCGTTTGTGGGACCGGCAGGTTCGGCCCTATGGAACCAACTGGCTCCTCATGGATTGAGTCGGAAAGACTTTGCCATAGTGAACTCTGTGAATTGTAGGCCAATAGTACTTAGAAAGAACGGCAAACCAACAGATGAACAAATCCGGGCGTGCTTCCATTGGGTCGGTAAGTATATCCTGCTGATCCAGCCCAAGAAAATTCTGCTCCTGGGAAGTTATGCTCATAAGTCCCTGTTTGGTAAAGACATCCAAGTGATAAAAAATAATGGCAAGGTCTATGTTGACAAGTATGGTACACCCGTGATACAATCCGTCCATCCTGCTTACACTATCTATAATGAGGAGCAAGGAATAAGATTATTGACTGAGGCGATTGAAGCCTTCTTACGAAAGGAGTCACTATGACAGTAGACCTTTACAGAGTTACCGAAGCATTGGAAGGTAGTGAGTATAGAACCTACCTTGATACCACCGAGCATCGGAAAGTTCTTGGAGCCATATTCAACACATGGATGCCACGGATGTATGCAATGCCAGTTGATGCCATCAAGGACAACATTATCACCAGTATCAACTTGGCGATGGAAACAATTGAGTGGAAGAAGAATGCCACACTGAGCACCCGATGCAGGAACATACTTGACTACCTTTCCAAGGGTAAATATACGAAGCGGAGCCTTATGACAGTGGTATGTAATACCATATTAAGTTCGGATGGATTAGGGTTAAAGGTATGATAGCTAAAGACCTCACCTTGATAGACGGTGCCAAAAAGATTGTCCTACTAGACCCGGCCAATGTCCGGAAGTATATGCCTCTTGGCCTGGCCAAGATTTCCACCTACGTGAAAGCCAGGGGTGGCGAGGTTGTGTTCCAGAAGAAATATGTACCATGTGGTGAAGACCTTGTCTGCATTACCTCACTTTTTACCTGGTATGCCCATAAGGTACATGCGGCTATAGATCAGGTTCTATCAGCCAACACTTTATTCAATCCAGACCTGAAGATATTGGTTGGAGGCACCTATGCCACATTGATGCCTAAGCACTTGGAGAAGCTATATCCACAGGTCCACATCTTCAAAGGCTGTTCCAGGATATTGGATGAATGTGCTCCAGACTATACGTTGGACTTCAATCTGGAAGACAAGTGGAACGACATCTCCTATATCTATACCTCACGGGGTTGCCCCAACAAATGCCAATACTGTAGTGCATGGCGGATCGAGCCGGAACAGTATATCATAGAGCATTGGAGGGAACATATCCATCCAAATCGAAGCCAGGTAATGATCAATGATAACAATTTGTCGTCCCAATCCATTGACCACATTAGGTCCATATTCGATTATGTCCGGGAGACCGGCAAAAAGATCAACCTCAAGAACGGGTTTGATTGCAAATACATTACGGACGAGTTGGCCGGTATGCTCGGCAAGATGAAATTTGCCAGTCGGGGCATGAGGCTATCATTTGACAGGATAGAGGAGGATGGTGTGTTCCAAGGTGCTGTCCAAAAGCTACTCAAGGCCGGTGTGTCACGCCATAACATTATGGTTTACGTGCTGTTCAACTTCAATGAACGGGTAAGTGAAGCGGTATATAGGGCCAATGAGTGTGTAAAGCTGGGTATAGCCCCATGGCCCCAGGAATATACCACCATGAACAAGCTGGACATACATGATAAGTATCTTGGGAAGCACTGGACGCCTAACCTCCGGGCGGCCTTCAAGCTTTTCTACCTATTCGCCGGCTACTATCATAATATGACCTTTTTAGAATGGTGCATGAGCCCAGGTAAGAATAACAACATATACAATTTTACCGAAGATGAGATTGGACGAGTGAAAGGCGAGGACATATGCTAAGTGTTGATGACCAATACAAAGAGTGGCTTGAGTCCCAGAAGTTTGATAATCCACCAGACGAAGCCCATGTGAAGGAAACCTTGGTCAAAGAGCTGGAGTTCTTGTCCAAGATGGACGCCAAGACTTATATCCTTTACAGGAAATGGAACGAGATCCAGGAAAAATATCCGGCTCGCTCTGGTGTTGAGTCTACCAGCTTCTTTTTTGGGGAATCACAGGAACAGTATCCGGAGCTACGCCGATACAAGGCCAACATATGGATACCGGAAAAGCCGGAAGATTACTTGGACCTTGAGCCGGTAATGGTTAGGAGCACAGAGGACACTGTGGTTGAGTGGAATGAGCTTCGGGTATTCATGTCCAGTATGTTGAACAATAGCAATATTGGCCGGCAGATGTTCTATACCGTGGTGGACAATAAGACCGGTAAGTATTTGGGCCTGGTGTGCGTCTCCGGAGATTTTCTTGACCTGGCGCCAAGAGACAATTACATAGGTTGGTCAAGATCCCAAAAAACACATAGCGGGAAGCTCAATAACTGTGCTATCGGAAGCACGATAGTTCCGGTTCAGTCGTTTGGGTATAATTACGTTGGTGGCAAGCTTATCGCACTGCTTACAATGAGTGATGTAGTGGAGCGAGACTGGTATGAGTCCTATGGTGATAAACTCGTTATGGTTGATACCACCTCATTATTTGGATCCTTTAGCATTTATCAGAACCTTTCATATTGGAATCATAGGGGCCATACAGCCGGTTCGATAAAATATGAACCATCAAAACCAACAATATCGTTGATTCGTGAATGGTTGAAGTACAACCACACGCGCCGATACTTTGAGTGGTACTATGGTAAACAGGTAACCTCCAAAGGTACCGAAATGACCTTGAAACGAGACCACAAACAACGATCCTTAACATTTACCTACGTGAAATTGGGTATACCAAAGGAAATGTATGAAGCTGGACATCAAAGGGGTGTTTACACCTGTCACCTATTCAACAATACCAATGAATATCTCAGAGGTGAGATTGACGAGTCCAAGCTAACCAAGAGGTTTGATAATAGCGTTCCGGTACTCGTGGACATATGGAAGACCAAGTATGCCTCCAAAAGGCTCAAATCCGTATTAGACAGCGGAAAATATAGCCATGGTATACTGTTTTACGACGACCTTATAGGAAAAAGTTGGGCTCAAGCCCAGGAGATGTACCTACATGACGTTGGGCGATAGAAAACTCTCTATTATCTATTTTTACCAGGTTAGACAATGTAACATTTGTGGAGAGGTGGTAGATGGGAGATATATCTGAAACCATAACCCAAATGCGAGCCAGGCATGAACAGGAGCTGAATGATTTACAAACCAACTGTAGCCATGTAACCTTGTCCAACTGGATGCCTTATCAATGGGCACCAGGCCATACGCTTGGTGAGGTCAAGGTATGCGCCACATGTGGTAAGATAATGCAAAGGAGCTATGATGCAATCACTTCAACCATCACGACAGCAGGAAGTTGATTACTGGAAGTCCAGGTTTGGCCTATTATACAATTGGACCATACGCTATGTGGATAATGGTGAAGCCTATTGCACAACTAGGTACAACATCCCCGAAAAACGCGCCAATATATACTCATGTGATATAGACCTGGAAGAGACCTATATCCTCCACGAGGTACTCAAGTTAGCGTATATAGAGGCCAGGCTTAGCCCCGGGAACGCCGACCAATTCCTGGAGGACCTTACCACCTTGATTACAGACAGGAGCCTTAGGTAGGCCTATGTTCCGTAACATATATCACGACTCTAAGACCTCCACCATCCACCTCTGGGAACAAGTGGCCGGAGAGAATCTCTACACAGACATCCGGTGGGTACCATATCTATTCGAGCACTCAGACCACGGCACTGTAAAGACCATCCATGGCAAGATGGCCAGGAAACTCACGTTCCATACATATCAACAGTACTACCAGTACCAACAGTCATCCAACAATGTATTGGAAAATGCCGTAAGGCCGGAAATCCAGTTCCTTGCGGAACGCTATTATGACATATCAGACACCGATATAGTACCACCAAGGCTTCGTGTATATTATTTGGACATAGAGGTCCAGGGTGAATCCCAAAAGTTTCCAGACATCACCAAGGCTGATGATCCCATTAGTCTCATATCAGTGTATGACAATGTAACCAATAGTACCATGTCATTTGGGATCAAGCCATACACAGGTAAGTATGCTAAAGAGCCCTGGCTAACCTATGTCCACTGTGAGACGGACAGAGACATCCTGAAAAAATTCTTCCAATGGATACATGATAGTCCGCCCGATATTATCAGCGGTTGGAATGTCCATGATTTTGATATCCTCTATATCCTGAATAGAGCCACGGCTGTGTTTGGAGAGGATAACAGTTGGTCAGAGTTTCTCAGCCCAATAAACCGGGTAAGGACCTGGGAGTCCAAGACAAGCAAAGAGACCAATATTGATATTGCCGGTATTACAATCTTAGACCTAATGGATCTGTATAAATGGTACAGCCCCAAGAACCTGGAACGCTACAGTCTGGACTATGTTTGCAAGACTGAGCTGGAGAAGGGTAAGGTGGATTACAGCGAATACAAGGACCTGTATACATTGTACCGGGACAACTGGGACCTCTATGTGGAATACAACATCATAGACTGTTACCGGGTACACCAGCTGGAAGAGCTACTCGGGTATATCAAGCTGGTTCAGTCATTGTCTATGTTATGCAAGTGTCCAATGAAATACTACCACACCATGACCAACCTGATAGAGGGGATGCTTATCACCTATTACAGGCGCAACAATATGTGCGCGCCACGGTTGTATGGTGGTAGCCAAGAAAGCTATGAAGCAGCCTATGTCAAGGAGCCAAAGCCTGGTAAATTCAGTTGGGTTGTAGACCTGGATATAAGTTCCAGCTATCCTCATCAAATCGTCGCGCTGAACATGTCCCCGGAAACCTATTATGGGCGAATCAGGAATCTTACAGAGGATGAAGTGATCAGCTATGTTAGGGAGAAGGCCTTCCCGCCATTTGACATGATGACACCCAACGGCCTGGTTCACTTTGATGAGCGGAAGCTGGAGACATTTCACAAGGCTCTCTCCAAGCACATGGTGGCTATATCTCCGTGTGGGTCGGTGTTTGTCACCTCACCGGTAGGTGTGGTACCGGCCATGGAGAAGTATGTGTTCAACAAGCGTTCCGAGGTTAGGGCCGATGCGAAACACATGAATAAATCATTACCAGAGCTACGTGGTGATGACCTAACGGGAACAGAAGAAAAGATCAAGCGGTATGAGTCACTCCAGTTAGCCCTCAAGGTCATCCTAAATGCGGCATATGGGGTAACCGCGGTACCATATTCCAGGTATTTCAACACCAACATCGCAGAGGCGGTCTGTTCCTGTGGCCGGCTGTCTGTCAAATCAGGTGAGAGGTTCACCAACAAGCTGCTTGATCATCCTAATCGAGACCTAATGAGCATCATAGACAAGTTTGGTCAATATGACCATAAGCTAAAGGATGAGGATTATGTCCTGGCTATGGATACCGACTCCCTATTCATCAACCTGGGTCAGTTCTTGGATGATAACATTGGTACGTCTTGGAGAGCACAACCCGATGATATTGTGAAACCACTGATCCGCAATGTGTCTGGTGTCATTGAAGCTTACGTGAATGAACAGGTATATCGTGAAGTGCAGCGCAAGACATTCAACTCCAATGAGGAAGAGTTCCGGATAAGGTTCAAGCAGGAGATGATAGCCAAAGCGGCCCTGTTTGTCAAAAAGAAGAAATATGCCGTGTGGGTAGTAGACGAGGATGGTGTTCCAAAGGATGAGATAAAAACCACAGGCCTTGAGATTGTTAGGTCTGATACCCCAGAGATTGTTAGGCCTATGTTACAGGCTGTACTGGACATGATACTCAAGGGCCATAGTGATGTAGACATTCAGGCCAATGTGTCAGAGTTTAAGGATCAGTTGGCAAAAACAAGCCCCGCTGAGATTGCCGTGAATATCGGTGTCCATAACATAAACAAATATGTGGATGACCAGAACCTGGCCGTCAAGGGCACACCGTTCCATGTCAAGGGGGTAATGAACTACCGAGCAATGTTGAAAAGGTTAAGCCTGGGATCAAAATATGAGGACCTGAATGATGAGTCCAAGATCAAAGTGGTCTACCTCAAGAAGAACCAGTACAGTATGGAAACCATGTCCTTTATAGTCTGGCCTAAGGAGTTTGACAAGGTGCTACAAATCGATCATGAGCGCATGGTGGAAAAATTCTTCGTTCAGAAAGTGACGATGTTGTTGGAGCCGATGGGTAAACAAGACCTACTCAGTGCTTCCGCAAAAGAATCGGTGAACTTGTTCTTCTAACCTAGTGGAGGATTTCCAGCTTACATTCAACTTGGTCTGAGTTCCGGATTGCTACTGGTGTGAGAACGGATTGGCCTAATATACACTGATAGTCATTGGCAAAGATGTTATCATAGCACACTGACACTATCTCCGTGCAGTAATATTTTTTGTTACCAGGTAGGAAGTCATAGTCATAAGGAGCACCAACAAGCTTTTTGATCTTCCGGACCGCTTTTCTCTTATCACCATTTCTTATACATAGGACACAGATGGAGTCTGATCTACAGAAGTCTAGTATATCCTCCTCTATAACACCATCAGCCATGGCATGTACGACAGTGTTATTACCAACATACATTCCAGCATGGCTATAATTGCCGCCGGTCAAGATGGCATTGAGATATCCACGCCACTTCCTAAGTAATATGTCACCTGGCTCCAACACATATAGTATGGACCGGATTTCATCCCCTTTGACTAGGTGTAACATAGGCTTATAGACCAAGAACATGGGTCGTTTGGTAAGATAAATATCACCGGTAAGTTTAACCAACCAGTTCGGGAAACTAAGTTTCATATCAGTCATCCACCCCAGACTCCATAATGACTCCAGAGCGTAGAAATGTACCAAGTGGACTCTTTGATTCATCAAGGCTTGCAGGTGGTGGAAAACCATGTTGCTTGCATAGATCACCCAAACCCTCTCTCATCCGGCGCTTATGTTCCTCACCCTTGATACCGTCCTTGGTAAGCCTGGATTTGAGTTTTTTCAGCTCAGATTTGATCTTTTTGAAGCCAGGTCCCTCATAGGATGCATTGGACATGGCCTTCTCATCATCGAACCGGTGACCAATCTTCCAGTTATCCATATCCGCGGAGCCCTTCTCTATAATCATAGCCATTGTGCCGCCAGGCATGATAAACATGTGGTTAAACTCCACCTTATCAAATCCACCATTGGATGCCACACTATGCTGGAAGCCAAGGCAGGTAGCAAGGGCCCGTGGGTCCTTCATTACCGCAGAAGCATTACTCTTGCCAACAATCGCCGCCACTTCTTCCTCATCGATGCGTTCCTTCAGTTTCTTGGCATACTTCTTATTCAGGTCATCGATCTTAGCCTTGGTCTTTGAGTCTGGCCGTGTAGTCACATTGAGCTTTTTATATTCCTCACGGTAGTCCTTTAGGAATGTCTGAATGGTATCGCTTTTAGCTCCCAACTTCTTACCCACCGTACCTTTCCACTTGTCATCCTTATCTAGGATATCATCATGGATACCCACTGTATGCTTACCGGACCTAAGGTGGCCAACAATATCCGGGTCTTTTTTCGATAGCCTGGTAAACTGGTTTACATTGGAACCAAACCCGAGGCCGTCCTCGCCGGACTTTATGGATATTGACTCCACCTTCTCTATGGTCACTTTGCCATCCTGGCCCTTAGCCTTACGAGTGATCCTGAGCTTATCACCTATGGGGAAGTTACCGGATACAGGCAGGTAAACCTCTTTCTTGTTAGCCACCTCGCTCTCATAGGCACATGTTTCCGCAAGCTGCTTCATAACAGCCAAGCCTACCTTACGGTCCTTGTCATATATGTCATCTATGGCCTTGGCATATGAGCTTTGGATACGCTTTGCCAGCTTTGATTGGCCGTGTTCATCCTTATCCCAGAGGTCATTTTTCCTCACATCACTAGCAATGGCGGCCATCCTATCCTTATGCTTTGACAGTATATCCGACAACCCCTCATCTATATCCCCATCAGTTTCCAACTCTTTCAGCTTGTTGATAGTTCTATCCAACGACACATTTTTTGTAATGCTGTCCTGGAGATACTGCCTGTGATTCTCCGAGTCGTTCTGTATGAATATACCATCGGAGTTGGTAATGCCATATATGTTGTGGAACTTTTTATCCAGATCACCCAGGTCTTTACTGGTCAACATGTCCGATACGTCGGAGAAGGAGGAGCTATGTAATGCGGTTAGCCCAAGTTCCGGTTTGGCGGCAGCTGTTATCTCACTGGCCGCTTTGCCTCCAGAGCTGGGTATCTGGACAGCACCTTTACCAAAGTGGTCGAAATAGTCTTTGAGATCCTTGGACGCCGGCGCCATGGCCTTGATGCCATCTTTGTCTCCAATAGACATTATCCTCACGTCACCTTTCTTGTTTACCGTGAGGTTGAAGTCCCGGATCAGTTTTTCCAGGTAATCTTTTTGGCCTAATTCGTCCTTATCATTGATACCATTGAGCTTCTTTGCTAGATCCGGTACAACCTTATCCAGGCACTCTTTGGCCTGACCGGCAGAAACAGCCACGGAATCATAAGACTGGATTAGGCTATGACTGGTACTGAATGACTGGTAAGCATCAGGGTCAGAAGGGCTGGGAACCTTGGTTTTCAGGAACATGGCGGATTTTTGTTCTTTGCCGGATGCGGCCATGGAAGGATTTGGTGGGGCCTGCGATGCTTGAGATCCAGATGGAGATTGTGATCCAGAGGAGGATTCCGATGGTAGCTCTGATGCACTTGGAGCGGGCCCTTCTTTTTTATCTAACCATTTGAATTTACCACCGGTTGTTGTGGCCACTACATTACCAGTCTCATCCTCCCAATTACCAAAACTACCATGTTTAAGTTTATGAGACCTAGCTACATCAGCCGGTGAAACACCACCTTTAGCGGCTTCCTCTAACCATAACCTAAAGCTCATTCCAACACTCTCCTAATCACGCTTTCCTTGATCTCTTCCTTGGCCTTCTCTCCACCTTTAACTGTTATGGCGTACCGTTTGGCCGGGTTCACCGAAAGGTTGGCCAGCTTGATAAACCCACGACTCATGAGTACCGGTGTGGTCATATTCTCCCGGTTACTCAGGGTAAACTTTACGTCCTTGTATGTAGTGCCATTGAACACCACATTGAGTTCCACCACGGGACGTTCCTCATACTCAGACCTCACCCCACCAATCTTCACCCGCTTATTTTCTATAAACTTGTGTTCATATTCTTTGCCGTTATGGGTCCAAGTAACATATCCATCTTTAACCTCCCACTCATTGGCATGTATGACACTGTATGACCCGTTGCCTGTGTCCATCTTAGCCACCATCTCACCAAGAACCTCGATGTTTATCATTTCAAGGTACCCACATTCAATGGGTTTCAGCTGCCAGTTTTTCTTATTGAGCGCATAGTCAAGGACCATCTTAACTACCGACTTACCGGTGGCCTTTTCTATACCTTCTGTACCAGGTGAGGTGTTGACTTCTATTATATATGACTTACCGGATTTGTCAACCATCATATCAACACCGGCCCATGTTGCCCCTACTGCTTTGGCTGAGAGCAATGCGATTTTCTCCTGCTCCTCGGTCAGTTTAACCTCGGAGACTTTACCGCCCAGGCTGAAGTTGGACCTGAAGTCCCTCTTGATCTTAAAGCGTTTCATGGCGGCAATGACTTTGTTCCCAAGCACATGAATCCTGAGGTCATGATTGGCCTCTATATACTCCTGAAACAACACCTCTGTATTGGGATTGATCTTCCAGATGGCCTGAAGGGTGGATTTCAGTGATTCTATCCTATCGACAATGAATACCCCTAGACCTTTGGAGCCCGCAAGGGTCTTGACTATGATGGGAAACTTGGAGCCTACCTTCTTGATGCCGGCATCTATAGCTTCCTCACCAGGCACAACGGCCGTAAGGGGTACCGGTATACCTGAGTCAGCCAGACGCATGATGGTCCTATATTTATCCTCAGCTATCTCCATCGACTCTCGTGTGTTGATGGTAAACATATCCTGATGTTCTATTTGAGAAAGAAGATCACTGGATGCTTTTTTTCTAATGACTGAGTTTCGGACTATGAAGGCGGTATCGTTCTTGTCTATCTCAAAGCCGGCCTTACCGGTCTCATTGTATATCCTAGTTCTACCTTGGTCATCTTTCTCCAAGAAGGCCTGTTCGGCAAAGGCCACGAAGCATTTTATGCCCCTTTGGTCACACATAGACTTTATCTTACCAGCTGTGACAAAGTAGCCTGATGAATTTTCAGAACTCTTACCAGATAAAACAACGATCCTGATTGCTTTATCCATCTTAGCCTCATCAATAAAATCATCAAAACGCATTCCAAGTCTCCATTGGCACCATGTTAGACATATTTATAAATAATCATGTGAAGGTAATCCAGGCGCTAGTACGCACTGGAAACAGCGAGAGTTAGCTGCTGTCCCTTCATATCAACTATTTATGAGAGGTCACCATGTCAAAAAAATTACAATACCAATATGTAAAGGAGTTCATAGAATCCGTTGAAGGATATGAACTTATAAGTAAAACCTATAAAAGCCTTCAAGAACATATATCAATAAAATGTCAAAATGGTCATGTATACCAAACAAGTTTTTGCATTTTTAGGTGTGGCTGTAGATGTCCAAAATGTAAAGGTGTTGCTAGATATACGTATGAACAAATAAGGCAATCAATACATGATATTGGATATGAACTTATAAGCGAAACCTATAAAAATGTTTATGAAAAACTTGACATAAGGTGTGATGTTGGTCATATATTCCAAATGTGTTACCATGATATAGACAATAAACATAAATGTCCAAAGTGTTTTGGTAAATTTCGTCATACCATTGAATACATAAAGGAGTATATTAGTGGTATTGATGGTTATAAAGCACTACTAACAAAATATATAAACAATTCCACAAAAATTCCTATAGAATGTCCCAAAAAACATGTTTTTGAGATGAGTTTTAACAATTTTCAACGTGGACATCGATGTCCTAAATGCGCTAAGCTATTAAAAAGATCGAAAGGTGAGATTGAAATATTTGAATATGTAAAAACGATCTATGATGGTTCTATAATACCTAATGATACTCACACCATTTTCAATCCCAAAACAGGAAGGTATGTCGAGTTAGATATATATTGTAAAGATATTAGTAAGGCCATTGAGTTTGGCTATAAATATTATCATACAAATAATTATAAAGATAGGTTAAAAGTCAATGAATGTAAAAGGTTGGGTATAAATTTGTTGGTTATTGACTATAACGATTGGGTGAAAAATAAAGACCTTGGGATTATTCATAAATTCATCCTAGGTTAATCAGGCTCAACATCCGTAGAATGACATTTGGGACACTTAACCTCTCCCCTCAAAGCGGACATGAACTTCTTACCACATTCCATACAGGTCACTTTGACCTTTTGGCCCGCCTCATTCAGATACCGATCAATCCGGTCTAATATGTTCATCGTTTGTCCTCCATAACTATATGGTCATTGTATGTATACTTAGGCTCACCCTGGATAATCATGGCAAAGTGTTCCAGCTTGGTACCATCGACCTTAATATCATGCCACCGGAGGTTTAGTTCATTGAACATAATGGTGGCGCGAACTACCGAAGATGGGTCCTCAAAATATATCTTTTCATGGTCATACCCAATGGCTATGACCCAGTGGCCCTCATCCCATAAGGTTGAATAGTCCATTGGTTCATCAGACCAGGCTTGAATTGGCATAAGAACTGGGTACCCTTGTTCGATGTAACCAATGACATCATTGATAGTCAGGCCAGACTTCTGGATCACATTGAGGCCATATGACTTGGCAACCTTTTCTATACCCTCTATAGGGGTACCATACTCATCTGTCGTTCCGGCTAACCGCATGATCTTATCTTCACGGACATTATAGCCATAGTAGATCAGGATAGATTGTAGAGCGGAGGCTCCACAATCATAATGAAACGTTTGGCGTAGCTCCGGGAACTCAAGAATGGTAAGATCGGCTTTATAAAGATACCTACTTAACCTCATCCTCATCCTCCTTACGCTTCTTGTGCCTACGGGTCAGAAATGACAGCTTTGGCTCATATTTGGCTATATTGGTTGTAACAGTAGCCCCGCTGGTTGTGGCTTCGCCTTCCTCTTGTAGATATTTTAGCAATCTCATTTGTCACCTTTTGGCTGAATTCCACAGTCTATAACCTCAAACTCCTCACTCCATGCAGACACAGTTATATCTTTTGTTGGAAAATCACTCACTTTGTTGGTGAATGTTCTATACGCAAAGTATTTACCCAGCTCAACATTATGTCCAATAGGTATTTGCACAGTAACAACCTTTCGACCTGGTTCTCTATTGGAAACAAATGGTGCCAAAGCATAAGTATACCTGTTTACCAATGTAGTATGTATAATAGTTGGCACATTCATGGTTTTTTCCGTATCCGCTTGTACACAAAGATCATCACCACGACAAACCTTCTTTCCCTCATTGAGTACCGTTAGCTTGGGACTATGTATAATAAATGGCTTATATGGATAAAAAATTACCCAACCTATTCGGAACCACACAAACAATAGCAACGAGGCTAGTACCCATGCTATAATATCTATGCATGATAGTCTTTTTTTAATGGGGTCATCATAGCTACGTTTGTTTTGGTTCGTCATGGTAAAATCACCTCTCCTGTACCGGCGTGTTTATGTTTCCATAATTTATCACAACTTATTTCCAGCTTACTATTCCGCTCATCACATAGTATTTTATCAAGTTTTCCTTCGAGCTTGGCCTCCATCTTTTCAAGGTCTCTGGCCAGGCGGTTGATCCATATCTTTACAAAATAGACAGCTACGGCTGCACTGGTGGTACAAGCCGCCCATAAAATAGGTCCGTTTTCGATCATGATAGTCTCCATAGTGTTATTCTGTCTCGACCTATTTATAAGAGGCTCGCCTGTATAAATAGATCATATGAGGTGATATATGCGTTTTGGTAATTTCATTAGTGAGGATAAATCGGAGTTTTATAATACAGTCTCCAGGTTGAGTGGGTACGATGATACCCGCCTGAAAAATGTCCTATTGGCTTCATGGCTCAAGTTGCGCGAATCCTTGACCCACAAAGATCAGGAAACCTTGATCCATGTAATCAATGAGACATTGGGTACGGATTATGAGAATGTATATTTCGTTCCAACACAGATAGGGTCCATACCAAGTAACTGGAAAGACAAGGTCAAGGTTGTTGGTAACACCTGGATACAGTTGCATGAGTCATTGGACAACAATGTAGAATTAAGCTGCGGCCTTATGTGGGTAAGGCTTGTATCGGAGGTATAACATGGATAGCATAGTGGATAGAATATCGTTCCTGCTTGGTGACGATCAAAGGTCTTGGAGGAGTAGGTACACCGAACCAATTACACAAGCACCTATGGGAAAGCCTGTCAGAAGCCCTAGCAGGTATGAAAATAACATTGGAACAGCTGATCCATCTAATAACTCCACAGATATTACTTCATCTGGTCCTATTAGCCAGGACTTACTAGCTTTAAAGGCCAAACAGCGCCACCGGCTCAATAGGTATACAGGTGAGGGGCTACAGCCGTGGATGTTTGAAAGTGTGGAATTTTTTATAGATGAGTATATGAAGCCGGAACCCAACAAGGACCCTGATCCTGATGAGCTGAAAATGGGTATTGAGATTGAGATGGAACACACCACCGATGAAAAATTAGCGGAACGTATAGCCAGACATCATCTCCAAGAGATTTCTGATTATTACACCAGGTTAAAGAAAATGGAAAATGAGGCTGGTATAACCGATTGATGAAATACCTCATATACCTATTAACCACATTACTGTTACTGCTGGGTTGCTCGACAAAGCAAATCATACCACCTGAGCCAAATTATAAACCAATTCATGCTTTGGAATTCAGTAATGGTATATGTTTTGACACTGAAAATGCTAAGAACCTTATGGAGAACATAAAAGCCCTAAAGGCTTACCAGGAAGAATTAGTAAGATTGTTAAAGGAGAAGTAATATGGATATAGTAAGGAAGATAGAAAACATTCTCGGCGAGTCCAAGACTGACAGCTACAAGCACCTTGGGTACGCTAATGCCTGGCACGCACCTATAAATGAACCCGTTCCAGAGATATACAAAAAGTGTAAGGCCAAGAACCACAAGCTAAGCCATCATTATGTTGGAAGAGACAGTGAGTATTACTGTGATATATGCAAGTTCAAGTTCAATGTGGATAGCTCAGATTGAACCTAATGAACTTGGTATTTGATCCGAAAAAGCATAGCATCTTCACCCCGATCAATAAGGACAAATACAGGGGTGATGTTTTTCCGGTGGTAAGATCATCATGGGAGGACAAATTTTACAAGTGGTGTGATATGAATCCACACATCACATCATGGGTAGTTGAGGGCCTGGCTATAGAATATTTCGACCCTGTGAAAAAGAAGAACCGGAGGTACTATCCGGATGTGCTTATGGCTGTTAAGACCAATGAAGCTAAAGATAAGATATTTTTGGTAGAGATCAAACCATATAAGGAAATAGTGCCTCCAATTGTATCCCCTAAGAAAAAGGAGAAAACAATGCTTCGGGAATCGGTGACCTATAGGACCAACATGGCTAAATGGAAAGCAGCGGAGCTATACTGCCGGAAGCGAAATTGGGAATTTAAGATACTTAGTGAAAAGGACCTGTTCAAGGATGGAAAAGCATGATTACCGTCTATGACCATGTGAGAATAGGCACTGTTCATTTCAGGTCTGGCAGATTTTATACATACCTGTACACAAATTATTCCAATGATCCAGGTCCTGTGGGTGTTATGGTAAACTACGTACATGGCATCCACCCAGTTACCGGTAATATGCATCAGTACCTGCAAATGATCAATTTGAATTATGTCCCGAGACAGTTCCGCCGGCTCTTTGTGGAACAATGGCGGGCCCATCTCAAGGCCAATAAAGGCCAAGTACTACTAACCTGGAGAAAGGTGAGGTCAAAGTTCCCATTCCTCCAATTTGCATTACGACGTTACCATGTCAATAGGGGCTTCATAAAATATCAAAGGCTGATCCCAGATGAGGACCTTGAGAAGGTGGTTATATCTTCCTTTAGCCGGGACTTCTCCATTACAGCATGGAAGCAGGCCATAAAGCTAAGAGGTGGTAAAAAGGGCGGACCCGGTAGAGCCACTTTGTCCAATAAACCTCTCAGCGGTAACACATGGTTTATGAAAAGGGTTTTCAGTCCGCCTATATAAGGGGTATTCAATGGCAGAAGATTTGTATCCAAGTCCAGGTTTATACGGTGTACCTATTGCAACGAAGCCGGCAACCAAGGCCAACTATGCTAACTATATGCTAAATATGGTATTAACCCCATCTACCTATAAGTGGAAAATAGAAGGTATCGATGTTCGTTGGCGGGAAAGCTATGAAGGTAAAAGGTTACCGAGAGATTATTACACCATGACCTATTCTAATAACCCACCAGAAATCATCGGTACACTAGAGTATTATTTAGACTCCGACGTTATTATAAACGTGGTATGTGAGGAAATATAATGAAAACCTATACAACCTTATACAATGGTGAGACCAGAGCATTGGGTATCTATGTTAGAGATCAGAACGATGATGACTTTGTTGCCACCAGTGCCAGCACTTATATCAAAAACTCATCCGATACCATTCTGGTGAACGAACTTACGGCCATGATCTCCGGTTCATCTGTATATGCTTTGGTGGATGAAACTATAACCAGTGCATCCGGTGATTATGAGGTGGTATGGAAACTCATTAGGTCTGGATACATTTATAAACATGTAACAGGTGTGAAGGTAGTTGATGTATGATGAATGTAGACGATATAACCACAAGGCTTAGTTTCACCGACCTATCACCACTTATCAATGTGGTTGGTGTTGCGACCAGGCCTAACTACTTTTTGGAGGCATATGACAGCACCTGGATATATTGGAGGATTGTAGTGGACTTCTTTGACCAGCTTGCAGGAGATATATACTAATGGCTAATCCTCAGACAAACATACTGGATAGAATGACTGGTATATATCAGCCATTAGAGACTCCAAAGGCCATACTGACAATGATTTTCGTGGTGGCTAGCGATGATGATAGGAACAATATGACTCCAATAGCACTATCCGCCTCGGACTTGTTTGAGTTGGATGAATATGGTGATTACCAACCATTATCCTATACATCACCAGTAAGTTCTAGTACCTATTATGAGCTGGACTATAGCAATAATATAATGCCAAAAGCCGTCTCCTTCAACTTCAATATAAAGACATATGAGCAGTATTACGCGTTCAAAACGAGTGTGGAGTTGACTATGGGGGTTCACACTATTGCTTTTAGGGAAACAACGGCATGGCAGTATAGGGTGGATAATGGAACCTGGACTAATTTTCCAGGTAACACTCGCTTAGATATAGATCCATCAGCTGCTCCGGAGGATGTGGTGTTCGATTTGCAACGAGATATGAGTATATATATTATAACACTATGAGGACTCATCCATGAGGCATCTTTTTTCTGGTAGAGCACGGGACACGTATGGTAAAATTCAAGCCGGTATACCTGTAACCATATACTTCGCCAATACTGTATCCGCGGCTCCTGTGTACACAACCTATTCAGCAGTAACCGCGAGTACAGTAGCCCCGCAGGTTTCGGCTGATGCCGCCGGATACTTTGAGTTCTATGTAGATGATACTGAGATAATACCTACCAACATCTTTGATATAGTGTGCCAAAGTGTGACCTATGAAAACATTGACATATTCAAAGGTGCTTGGTTCAACCCAAGAAAATACTTTGTGCTATAGGAGATCAATATGGCCTTCGATTATAATAGAATACTAGAGATAACATCGTTAGGAGTGTCAGCTGGATCCAACACCTTAGTAACCAATGGTACCGGCAGAAAATACATCCGGAACGTTATCCTACATAACACCCATACGGCTGATGTGGTGGTTAAACTATTCAATGTGCCTAATAATGGCGCCGCGGTCGGATCGTCCTCATCGGCTAATCAGTTCCTACAGAGTTCCTTAGTAGCTGGTGATACATTGATGATAGAGATACCGGCGCCGGGGATTATGTTGGTGGATCAATATGATAGCATCCAAGGCTATGCGGACATAGCTTCTAAGGTGACAATACAGATATATGGCGGCACGGAATAATTTCACTTGACATGAGTATGGGAGTGTGATATAATGCGTCTGATAGGTTGGCTGAATGAATCATCTGTGGTAAATGGAAAAAGAAAATCCTGCCAAGGATATAAGGTTGTCAAATGTTTATAAATACATTATGGACCTATCCAGGGGTATAACTCCGGGCTGATAGCCTATTATACACTGAGTTTAGGAGGATGTAAACATGAAGCTGGAAAAATACTTACAGGAAGGTAGTGTGGATATTACCAAATGGGAGGTATACAACCTCATTGATGAGCTAATGGAAGATCCAAGGACCTCAAAGTTTATGAACCCGGCCGCCCGCTATGCTGACCAGTATCATATAGGTAAAGGGATACCTGTAAAGATAGCCGCCAAGATGTTGGGTGTTACGGTAGCCCAATTACCAAAAGTTATAGAAAAGATCAATGGTAACACAGGCAGGTATGACGGTTTAGCTGAAATTTATGATGATTATCTACATGTATATGGTGGTGATTAGTACCAGCTCAAATTCTATACAAAAGGATGGTGATCAACGTGGGTGACAAGAAAAAGGGTAAGAAAGCCAAGGGTGGTAAGAAACCTAAGAAGGAGGCCAAAGGGTAGGTGAAGCTCTTATAAATAGATATGAGAAGGTAATCCGGGTGAGGGTATCACACCGGAAACAGTAGGAGAACCTTACCGCTGTCCCTTCCATCGTC